ATGGTGATGTAATCCTGGGAAATAAAGTAGGGACGATTAGTGTCCGTGGCAAGCCCCACCCAGTCTATGACACAGTCACAGTTGTTCCTAAAGACCAGGGCGGATCTGTTGAGTTTAGTAAAACTGTAGATATGGTTGTGCCTGAAATACAAGGTACAGGCAAAAAAGGCTCTATTACTATTGAAGATATCGCTCGTCATTTTCAAAACGAATCTGACAAGAATAATAGAACGGCTGCAAGAACAGAGACAAAAGGAAAACCAACAAACAAGGTAGATTATACGCCGGAGTTAGAGGAAAGAGTTTACCAGGATATTCTTAAAGAAGTTTCTGACTTTTTCAAAGCTAAGCCTGAAAGTGCGTATTGGTATACGTTTGGTTCTCCAGAAGCTATGCGTATGCTTGAAAAAGCTATACCTGAGTTTTCAGATAGCAACTCACATCCTGACGCAGGTGCTCCTCTTAAAATGCTTTTCTGGGCTTTGATATCTCCTTTATCTGGAGGACAAGACCCGGTAGCAAACGCAAAGAATGCTATTGACGTTATTAACTATTATATTAAGAACGGAACTATACCTTCGTTTAAATATGACCAGGAAGGCACAAGTTTCTTCTTAGATCCTGAAAAAGTAAGAGAACGTGATCAGCAGATTGCTAATAACGAACTTAGCGACAAAGGCCAGCCTTACGATCCGCTTGCCTGGACTGCTAGGGGTAAATCTACTCAGATGCCCTTAGAGGCCCTACAAAACGGTATAGACAAGTTCGGTAGCCTTGCTGAGTTTATGATATGGCTGACGGAACCACACCCAGTACAGCAAGTTAGAGATGTTTATGAAAACCTTGGCTTTGGTACTTTAAAAAGAAAAGCAGACGGAAAAAGCTATTTAAAAATTACAAATCAAATGGCCGATGAGTATACTGATAACGGTTTAATGTATGGTGCTCAGGTTCTTGGTCCTAAATTTGGACCATTTATGTTGAACAATACAGGAAATGAGAGTAAAGTTACTAAAGATGAATGGTTTACTCGTGGCTGGAACCGTTTGGTTGGTCGTATGTTTGACGCAAAAGGTAAAAACCTTATGGCTCAACCAGCAGACGCCACAGAAAGAGCTGTTCAGGACCGTGTTATTGGCAGAGTTGCTAATGAATTAGGCTTAGAGCCTGCCCAGGTACAAGCGACCTGGTGGGCGTTCGAGCAAAACCTTTACACTCAAATGGGTGTGAAATCACCAACGAGGGACTACATCGATGGAGCAAAAGAAGCAATCAAAGTCGTTGCAGGAGAAATTGAAGCCGATGACGCAGAGCAACAAGGACGAGCTAGACTTAGCGAATTTGCAGCTTCGCAAGCAGATGGAGGCCAAACGCAGCCAATCCTCGCAGACGCCTCCCTCAAACCAACCGATCTTGGCGTCTTACCGTCAGTAGATCCAAACAAGCCAATCCAAAGCGTATCTCTTGAGCCTACAAAGGCGTCAATGCAAGAGGCACGTTCGGTTATTACAGAAATATCTAGCAAGAAACCTATCCGAGACATGGAGACTCTTACTCTCCTGGCCCGTGCGTTTAATACTGACATTGTGTATGCAGGCGACCAGCAAACGATGAACCAGATATTTAATGACTATGGAATGGCAGAGCAGAACTATAGCAAGTTTAGATACAATGATAACTCTAACGCTTTCTTTGTTCCGCTTACTACCTTAGACCCTATTTACGATGATGACGGTACTGTCCGCTACAAAAGGGTTCACGGTAAGGCTGGCCTGTGTGTAGTTAAAACAGGTAAAGGATATAATCCTGAAGGCATGGTTAGATCAGCATTTCACGAAGTTGCTCATGCTATGACTTTATTAAATCCAGACGATGGAACAAATAAAATACCTCTTTCTTATTATAATGAAAAGAATCCAATTAACAAAAGACAAAAGGGAGAGCATTATTTTAGTACCGCATTTATTGATAGCTTTTATAAAACTATTTCGTCTAGTAATAAAAAGTTAGTTAAAAAGATTATTGACGAAGTTAAATCTGTTCAAGACCGCTCTGATTTTAACACTGACGTATTCCCGGAAGTACAGATGGACTACCGTGAAGGAAGTAGTGAGTTTGGAACGGTAGTCTCTGAAATACAAAGAAGAGAAAAACGTATAGACGAGATAGCCGCCAAGCTTCAAGAGCTGTCGAAGCAAGAAGATAGATACCTTCAAAAAGGCGACCGTGGTTTCATGGAAAGAGACCGGGCAGGAGATTTTGGACCAAGTGAGTTTGACTTTCTTTATAATAAAGAGAATGCTCTTTGGGCTGAAACAAGACGTATGCAGTCTGGTGAAATACCTGAAAGCATTGTGACAAGGGAAGATAAGCTAAAAACAGTGTCGTTAGAGCGTCTTAAGAGAGCAGAAAAGTCTCACAAAGAACACATAAGAGGATATCTCTGGAATCTTCGTGAGATTATTGTCGATGCTACAATGATGGCTATTTCAAATCCTAAGCAAGCCCAGGAAGAAATACCTGAGTTTTATAAACTACTTCAACAGTATTTCAACGGCTCAGATGGTCCTCAATTCTTAGCGTTTATGCTGCCTGTTCTGATGATGTTAAATATGGAAGACGAAGAGCGTGACATATTAATGCAAGGAGCATTAAGCCCACAAGGGCAAGGTATGTTGATGGCATGATAACTAAAAAGAAGTATCCGCAGAAAGCTCCCAAAAAGAATTACTTTGCCGAACTCGCTAAAACCGAGGAAGGCAGGGAGCTTAGGAAACAGTGGTCTAACAGGCCACGCAAGAATGCAGGCAGACCGGCTGGTGTTCCTCACGGGCATACACTTGAGTCGATCACTGCACAACGAGAGATAGCAAAAGCAGAAGCAAAGAAGGTGGTACAATATATGGAAGACAACGGCGAGAAGTTTGAAGACAAGTATGCAAAAGAAGCTATGGAATCTGCCGTAGAGATGATGCGTACTGAGGGCGGTACAAGAGACCGACTTGCTGCGGCCAGACTTGTGCTAGACTTTACAAAGCAAAAGCCGGTCACAAAATCGGATGTAACCGTAGGAAAGGCAGAAGACTTTTTAGCAGGTCTGTTAGCCGAGGAAGAGCATAGTGACACAAAACAAACAATTGATGATGAAGGTACGGAGACGCCTCTACACTGACTTTTCGTACTATTCAAAAGCGGCTCTCAAGATCCGCACAAAGAAAGGTGAAATTAAACCACTTGATCTAAACCCGGCACAAGAGATTTTAGATAAAGCTGTTACAGCACAATTAAAGTCTGAGGGTAAAATACGAATAATAATACTAAAGGCCCGACAGCAGGGATTAAGCACCTACACTGGCGGCTACTTATACTTTTCAGTAAGTCAGCAGAAAGCACGAAAGGCAATGGTTATAACTCACCATGCCGACTCCACTCGTGCTCTTTTTGATATGACAAAGCGATATCATGAGCACTGCCCAGAAATACTAAAACCACACACTAAATATAGCTCAAGGAGAGAACTTAGTTTTGATGTACTTGATAGCTCTTTTGTTGTCGGAACAGCAGGATCAGAAGCAGTTGGCCGAGGAGAGACGCTTACGCACGTCCACGCATCGGAGCTTGCCTTCTGGCCTAAGTCCTCCGCTCAAGACTTGTGGAACGGACTTGCCCAAGCAGTCCCGAACGAGCAAGGCACGGCGGTTTTTATCGAAAGTACTGCCAATGGTGTTAGTGGTGTCTATTACGACCTCTGGCGAGGGGCCGTTGAGGGTAAGAATGGTTTCGTGCCTGTCTTTATCCCCTGGTTCACCGACCCTACTTATAGAGAAAAAGTCCCGGAAGGTTTTGAAAGAACCCCAGACGAAGAGGCCCTTGCGGAATTATATAGTTTAGACAACGAGCAGCTAATGTTTCGCCGAAGAAAAGTTGCTCAAAATGGACTAGACTTATTTAAACAGGAATACCCATCGGAACCTGAGGAAGCGTTTTTAACAACAGGCCGACCAGTGTTTAATCTTGAGTTACTGTCTGATGCTATGAAGCAGACTAGAGATGTTGAAGAAAGGCTTGCATTAGAACAGGGAGAGTTTGCTAAACATAACAGAGGCGAGCTTACTCTTTATCGTAAGCACGATCCAGGCGGTAGCTATGTTATCGGTGCAGACGTTGCAATGGGTGTTAACCAGGGTGACTACAGTGTTGCCCAGGTGCTCGATAGTAAAAAAAGACAAGTAGCAACCTGGAGAGGTAGAGTGCATCCAGATTACTTTGCAGAAGTTCTCCAGGCGTTAGGATTTTTCTACAACGAAGCTTTAATAATTGTAGAGAACAACAGTCACGGTATTTTAACCTGTACCAGACTAGGAAAGGATTACGCTTATCCTAACTTTTATACAGAAGTAGTAATTGATAAGATTACTGACAAAGAAACGGTGAAATTAGGCTTCACAACCACCGCTAAAACTAAACCGCTTGTTATTGACCAGCTTAGGGCTACTGTCCGAGATGGTGAGATCGAGCTTAACGACAAGGTGACAGTTCGAGAAATGCAAACATATATAGTAACCGACAGCGGAGCTATGGAAGCAGAACACGGCTGCCACGATGACTGCGTCATGTCTTTAGCATTGGCAAACCACGTCCACGAGGGCGTATGGGAGCCTATTGAATCAACCGATGAATACTATCAGGAAATGGTGTAATGGCTAAAACCAAAGACTATAAACAACTATCAGATGCTGAGATTGTTGTACTCGTAGATAATAATATTAAGCGTTCTGTTGGCTACTACGATAGCGAGATTAGTGCAGAGCGTCAGAAAGTTATTGAATACTACAACGGATCTAAACCTAAAGCTCCAGAAGGCAAAAGCAAGTATGTCTCTATGGATGTGTACGATGCAGTAGAGTCTATGAAGGCTGCCCTGCTTGAAACTTTTTCTGCTGGAAGCCAGGTATGTAAGTTTGCCCCTCAAGGCCCAGACGATGTTGAAAAAGCCGAGATATGCACGACTTACACAGATTACGTTTGTTTTAGGCAAAACGATTTAATGGGCGTTATGAACAGCGTTATACATGATGGTCTTACATCAAGAGTTGGGATTGCAAAAGTTTATTGGGATACAAAAGAAGAGAAAGAAGAACAAGAGTTTACAGATCTAACAAATGACGAGCTTGATATGCTTCTATCCCAGGAAGATCTTGAGCTAGAAGACGTTGAAACAGATGAGTATGGCTTAAGCAGTGGTATTGTTTGTTCTTATATAGACCGCAGCCAGGTGGCTATTGAGCCTGTTGCCCCGGAAGAGTTTCTTATAGAGTCTCAAGCTAAGTCTTTAGATTTAGATAGTATTAATTTCTGTGCTCATAGATCTGTTAAAAGCGTTTCTGAGCTGCGTGAAATGGGCTTTAAAGATAGCGTGATTGATGAAATCGGAGACCATGAAGATATTGAGCAGTCTTCTTCGCCTGAAGTATTAGCCAGGCATGAAAACGCAGGAGCGTCTCGTGGGTTTGATGCGAGCGGATACCAGGATCAAGTTAGAAAAGTAATGGTATACGAAGCATACATGAATCTTGATAAAGAAGGAGACGGCGTAGCTTATTTATATAGAATACTTAAAGCTGGTAACGCTATCTTATCTTGTGACAAAGTTGATAGAATCCCGTTTGTTTCGTTTGCTCCTATACCGATTGCTCACGCTTTTTATGGTAGTAACTTTGCTGAAAAGGTTATTGCAACACAGAATGCACGGACAGTATTAACTCGGTCTATCCTGGATCATGCTTCAGTTACAAACGCACCTAGATATATGGTAACTAAGGGCGGTTTAACTAATCCAAAAGAACTTATTGATAGTAGAGTCGGCGGCCTGGTAAATGTAACACGGCCCGATGCTATAGTTCCGATGCCGCAAGCACCGCTAAACCCCTTCGTCTTTCAGACTATAAAAATGCTAGACGAAGACAAGGAAGACAACACCGGCGTAAGTAGATTATCTCAAGGAACTAACAAAGATGCTGTTAGCAAGCAAAATTCCGCAGCTATGATTGAGCAGCTTGCTACCATGTCTCAGCAGCGTCAAAAGATTATTGCTAGACATTTTGCTAATCAATTTATGAAACCTCTGTTTAATGAGGTTTATTTACTATGTGCTGAAAACGAAGATTACGATAAAGTTGTCCAGGTGGCAGGTAACTTTGTTGAAATTAACCCGTCTGAACTTGCTGAGAAAAGAGACATTATGGTCGAGCTAAGGCTTGGCTATGGTGAGCAGGAGCGTGACGCACAGAAGTTTATTTCGTTGCATCAAATGTTTTCTCAAGATCCTGCCCTGGCTCCGATGTACCAGGCACAGAACGCTTATGCATTAATGAAAGATGCACTAAAACACCAGGGCATATTAAATGTCGAAGAGTATTTGACTCCTCCAGATCAATTACCGCCTCCACAGCCTGATCCTGCTGCCGAAATGCAAATGCAGATGGCACAGAAACAACTAGAGTTAAGCGAGCGTCAGACAAGCGTTGCAGAGCAGAAAGCACAGCTTGAGGCTCAGATTGCTCAAGATAAGCTGCGTTTACAGATGCTTCAGTATCAAGACGATTCAGCACTTAAAGCGGACCAGCAAGACCTCAAAGAACAAGCTCAAGATCATAAAGAGTATGTAGATACAGAAGAGCTTAAGATTGCTAGAACTGCTGATGATGTTAGAGCTATCGCAAGTCCTACAGGATAATTATTATGAAGATAACCGATGTTCCTATGGTCAGAGTTACCTGGCAAGATGCCCAAGACAGTGATGGCTGCTGGACAGACATAAAGGATATTGTTGGACATGAGCTGGCCACCTGCCAGGATGTTGGGTGGATGGTTTATAAAGATGACATAAAGGTCGTAATAATGCGATCTAGGATTGTCGAGAAAGACCAGGAGTTAAAGGAAGGCGGTGGACACACTGCTATTCCTGCTTCCTGGATTATTAACATAGAACATTTAGCACCTGTTCTACTTTAAGATAAATCGGAGAGATGTATGAACGAGCAAGAACTAATTCGCTTAGGCGATGATTCAGAGAGTCTACTTAAAAGCGACTCATTTAACACAGTAATTAACACGTTAGTTGACGGAGCATTTCAGGCATTTGTTAATTCAAAGCCAGACGAATCTGAAAACCGTGAGCGTTGCTATACCCACTATCGAGCCTGTGTAGATATCTTAAATACACTACGCCATCATGTATCGGTGCGTGATGAGATAAATACAAAGCTTGAAGAAGAAAACAATACTGGTAACAACAACCAAGAGGACTAAAGCACCATGAACGATAACGTGCCTACTCAAGAAAGAACCGCACTCACAATTGACGATGCGGCTGATGCCCTACTAAGTAGATGGTCTGACGATGAAAATCCATCAGACGTTACTGACGAGGCGACAGTTGAAGATTCAGGAGAAACTGAGACATCTGACAATCAACTGGAAAATAGCGAAGACGATACTGAGGTATCGACCAATGAAGATGATGAAGACCTTGAAGAAGAGGACTCAAGCGAAGACGAAGGTGAAGAAACTGAAGAAGAAGTCGAAGAGCAAGAAGTATTAGAGCTTTCCGATGACACTGAAGTTGACATCGTTGTTAACGGTGAGACTCAGCAAGCATCTATCAAGAATCTGAAAAGGTTATACGGACAGGAAGCATCGCTAACTCGTAAGTCTCAGGAACTCGCTACCCAGCGAAAACAAGCCGAAGAAGCAATTGGCAGGTCCAATGTCGTACTCCAGAAGATGCTGGAAAAAGCACAAGAAAAGTATAAGCCTTATGAAGATGTAGATATGCTCGTTGCGAGTAAAACTATGTCTGATGAAGACTTTGCTTTATTGCGTAAAGAAGCTTCGCAGGCAGAAAGCGAACTTAAATTCCTTAGAGAGGAAGCAAATCAATTTTACGGAGAAATACAAGCCGAGCAGCAAAAGGCTATGCAAGAATCCGCAAAAGAATGTGTTGCTGTACTCCAGGAAAAGGTCCCGGAATGGAATAACAAGATGTATGACGACATCCGAGCGTATGCCGTATCAATCGGTTTACCTGAAGAAGGCGTTAATCAGATTGTAGATCCTAATGTCATTATGACAATTAACAAAGCCAGGCTCTATGACCAAGGAAAAAAGGTTGCTACTGTGAAGCGTAAGAAGGCAACAAAAGTTATCAAATCTAAAAAGGCTCCTCTTACTTCTAAGTCTGTAAAGGCTAAGAAACAAGAGCAAGCTCAAAAAGCTTTGAGAACTTCTGCTGGTAATGACTTTGATGACATAGCTGATGTGATTCTAGGCCGCTGGGAACAGTAACCATTTAACTTAAAAGGAACCATTAATTATGGCCGCATATACTACCTATGACCAGATCGGTAAAGCCGAATCGGTCGAAGATATCATTTACGATATCAGTCCTACGGACACACCTTTCTTGTCTCTTGTTAAGAACGAGAAAGTTAACGCACGAAAGTTTCAGTGGATTGAAGATGCACTTGCTGCTGCAAATGCTGATAACAAGGCTGCTGAGGGTGCATCTGCAAGTGACGCAACATTAACTACACCAACGGTTCGTGAGAACTCTTGTCAGATCCTGACCAAGACTATCAACATCGCTGGTACTGCTGATGCTGTTAAGACTTATGGTCGTGCAAAAGAGACTGCCTACCAGTTAGGTAAAGCTCTTAAAGAAATTAAGCGTGACTATGAACAGGCAATGGTTGGCGTTGATAACGCTACTGTTGATGCTGCTGATGGCAACGCACAGGCTGGTACTGTTCGTGAGATGGATTCTATTTCACAAATGATTAGTACATCTGTTGATGCCGGTGGTGCTGCTACTGACGCTTTGTCTGAACCTAAGCTGTTAGATTTAGGAGCTACTTGCTATGACAACGGTTCTGATCCTACGATATTTATGATCAAACCGGCTGACTCAAGAATTGTTGCTGGCTTTTCAGCAGCTTCTGGTCGTAACCGTGAGATTCAGCAAGCAACAAAACTTGTCAATGCTATTGACTTGTATGTGTCACCGTTCGGTGAGTATCGTGTAGTCTTGAACCGTCAAATGACGACTCTTGGCACTCACGCTTACTTAATCGATCCGTCTATGTTCCGTACTTGTACCTTACGTCCTTTCTCTCGCACTTTGCTTGCGAAGACTGGCGATAACGACCGTCACTTTGTAGTCGGTGAGGTATCAGTCAAGCATAACAACTACGGCGACTCAGGCATGATCACTGGCCTAAGCTAAGTTGAACTGTATTGCAGGGGGACTAACAGAGGTTCCGCTCTCCTTCCTCTGCCCCCTGCTCTACTTTTAAATAAATAGGAAGCACATCATGAAAGATAAAAAGCAAGAACCAGAATTAATAGGAACAGAAACAGATTACATCCAGGATGGCGATAGAGTTACCAGGAAGCACACTCAAGAAATAACTAACTCTTTTATCACCGATTTAAGGAATGAAAGATTTAACAGTCAAAATAAATTCCAGCGTGAAGGCGAATACATGAAAGTCGCTTCAATACCCGTAGTAATACATGAGAAGTGGTTAAGAGAAGGCTTTGACTTATTTAAAGAGCCACACAAGAAAGTCATAGCTAAACTAAAGCATGAAAACCTTGACGCATTTATAGCAACGTCTAAGAAACTATAGCAGGAAAACAATATGAATTACGGTGAAATCAGGACTCATTTTAAAGAGCTATTGAACCGCAGTGATATCACACAAGAATTAATTACCTTGTTTATTGAGCAGGGAAATCAGCGTATAGCTCGTGTCCTAAGAGTTCCTGCAATGGAGCATAGAGAGATTTACGCTATGTCTAGCACAGGGACATCTGAAATTTATGTTCCTAATGTGTTTTTAGAAACAATTGATATGTATCACAGTGGCGGTAATGTTTTAGATAGAATACCAATGTCTAAAATGGCAGCCTTAAGAAGTAACGGACATAACGGTGAGCCTGAGTTTTACGCCAGGCAGCAAGGTAAGTTTTTAATTTATCCATATCCTCAGTCAGGGACTATTACGCTTAACTACTACGGTGAGTTTGAGTCTCTTTATGACAATGGAGTATCTTACAGCTCTATAACAGATAACAACAATGAAACCACACTAACTAAAATAGCACCAGATTTACTTATTTATGCTGCATTAAGTTATGCTGCAATATATTACTTGGACGAAAGAGAAATAACTTTTGAAGAGAAATATCAAATGCTTTTGGCTGAGTTACAAAGCCAGGGAGATGACCAGGAAATCAGCGGTGGTACTCAAGTAATAAACCCAGCGTATTCGTATGAGGATTGATAGATGACTACAAGCTTTTTCGTAAACAACGGAGGTAATACTTCTGCACGAGAGACAATCTCTGCTGATCTTACTGCCTCTACAAATTCAAAGAATGATGCAGAAAAATATGCAGTACACCCGGAAGATGCAACCTACACTTTAAGCGATGGAGTAACCACGGGAAAGAGTGCTCTGCATTACCAGGCAAAAGCAGAAGACAGCCAACTAGCTGCTGCTCAGTCTGAGGCAAACGCAAGTGCTTCGGCAGGAATAGCAAACGCTGCTAAACTTGCAGCTCAGGCAGCAGAAGCAGCCGTGTCAAGTGCATCCTCTGGATATGTTACTGAAACTGGAAGCCAGACAATTAGTGGTGTCAAAACCTTTACAACTAACCCGGTGTTTAGCTCTGGATTAACAGTGGCATCTCTTGTTTCAAATGGGGCAGTTACTCCCGATAGTATTGGCATGGCTGACGGTAAAATAATAGGCTTTGGTGCTTCTGAGGATAGAGGTAATAACTGGAATGGTGTTGCTCAAGGTAATCACTTTGACTTAGAAATACGTCACGATGGTTCTAATAGTTACATTAAAGACTTTGGCACTGGTAATCTTGCTATTGAGGCGGCTGATTTATCATTAAGAGATGACAGTAATAATAGACGAGTTTATTGTACTGACGGTGCTAGTGGTTCGGTTGCTTTATATTATGGTGATAGCTCAAGTGGCTCTAAGCTAGACACAGCTAATACAGGTGTAAACGTAACAGGTAAATTAACATCTTCAAGCGGTATAGACATAACCGGCGAAATCAAAGGCGATACGCTTGATATTGACGGTGCAGTAGATATTGATACAGGCAATAGTAACTTCGATGTCAACACTGGCTCTGGTGTTGCGTTCTTTACGTCATCTAACATTGCAAGACAGTTTATAATAACGTGCGAGAACGCTACTGACACCGCAGCACCGGACTTAGTATTAAGAAGAAAAGGCTTAGTTTCTGGCGATGAGAATTATAGTGCAGGTAATATACGTTTTGAAGCCCCAGTAAACGAGACAGATACAAACTCTAACGAATACACTACGGGTATGCCTTATGCAATCATACAGTCACAGGTTAAAGATAACGCAGCCGGTTTAAACACTAGAGCTGATGCTGATGCTGTACTGAGATTTCTTGTGCAAGACGGTGACAACACAGCGGCAAACAAAGAACCTTCTGAGAAGTTAGAGATTCATAAGGACGGTATAACCGTAACAGGCACTATAACTGCTGATGGCCTTACAATGCTAGACAGCGAAAAAATTACTCTAGGTACTGGTGGTGATTTAGAAATTTATCATGATGGTTCAGATTCTATTATTACAGAAGCTGGAAGCGGTACTGGTGATCTTTTAATACGAGGCAATAACTTAAAGCTACAAAAAGGTGACGGTGCTGAAGATTATTTAGTAGCCACTATGAATGGTAGTGTAGCTATAAAGCATGATAGTGCTACAAAACTAGAAACATCAAGCGGTGGCATAACCGTAACAGGCACAGCCTCATCCGATAAAGTTGAAGTAGGTAGCCCGGTAACAACAGGAGCAGCCGTTTTAGCGGTTGAAGCTGACACAAGCTCGCTAAACCCAGTGTCAATTAGTAACAGCAGAAACACTGCATCTACAGATTACTCAATTATATTTTATAGAAATACTAATATAGTTGGTTCTATACAAACAACCTTATCTGCAACTTCTTACCTGACAACCAGTGACTATCGTTTAAAAAACAATGTTACATACGATTGGGATGCAACCACCAGGTTAAAGCAGCTTAAGCCTGCCAGGTTTGAATTTGTTTCTGAGCCAGGTGTAACTGTAGATGGCTTCCTGGCCCATGAGGTTAGCGGAGCAGTTCCTGAAGCCGTAACAGGAGTCAAGGATGAAACTGATGACGCAGGATATAATAAATACCAGGGAATTGATCAGTCTAAACTTGTTCCCTTGCTTGTAAAAACAATTCAAGAATTAGAAGCCAGGATAACAGCACTAGAATCATAATTTACTAATAGGAACAAAAGTAATGTTGAAATTAATACCAGGTCAGCCGGTTAGACCAGCAATGGGCGATGGAAGCCGGGGTGTAATACAAATACACACGGACACCGAAGATATATCTATCTACGGAAGCGTAGACAACCTTTATTATACGTTGATAAAAAACTACCCGGCCAACACTGATTTAATTGAGTCTGTTGAGCTTTGTCCGTTCATGGTAGCAACAAACGATACAGCACAGTTAGTTGCAACCGCATCCTTGTCTGTAGGCACGTTTGGCTCTAGTTGGGCTAGACTTGCGGAGACTAGGGGGCGTACATGATAAGTAGTTTGATTGCAGGATCAGAGCTTACTCGTACCGATAATTTACTATCGCTTTCAGCTAATGCATTAGAAATCACTTCCGATGATAACAGTGCTTTAGCTATGCCGATTTTATCTTTGTATAAAGACAGTAGCATCTCTACAGCCGGAGACATTATTGGAGGCGTTAGATTCTTCGGAAACAACGGCACTTCTAAAAAGTTCTTTGGAGGCATAACCTGTGAAGTAAAGCAGTTCTGGAATAATAACTCAGGTAGTGGTTCTCCTAGCGATAGCGAAGAGACAGGAAAAATATCTTTTAAAATGCCAAGGGGAGACGGATGGGTTTCTGATGGCATTCCCTCTGCGGTTATTACAGATGTTACAGGAACAATACCTGGTGTAAGTAACGCAGGTACTTATGACCACGAAATAATGTTTCTTGATGAGACGGGTGTAACTGTTAAAGGACAGAATGGACTGCGTGTTTACACAGGAGAAGCATATACACTTCAACTCGGCAACATAAAGTTTCAACCTGACGGCAGTAACGCAGGAACAATAGTTGTTCCCAATTCAAACGGCATGATGGTTGTGGGACAAAGGGATAGCAACGGCAACGTATATCTTACTGACTCTATAATTAACGGTATTGAGGCTACTCCAACAACATTCTTAATAACCGATGCACAAACTTCATATTCTATGACTAGAAATAGAAAGTATATTAACTCATACGAAACTGCTGCTAATACATTTGTTCTTCCAACGCTAAGCACTACAGGACAAATGATAACTGTCATCAATGCTTCGTCTACACAAAACTTAAATGTCGATAGAAATACAAACAGCTTGTCTGTAAGAGCTGCAAATGCCGGTAGCGGTTTAACCCAAATTAACACTAATAACGTGACAATAGCTAAAGGCGGTGTGGCTGAATTTGTTTATGTTGGTACTGTAGGACAGTCTGACGCTGACGAGGTTGTAGTCTATGGGTCTGGTGTTTCATAGGAGGTATTATGTTTAACACTGGATTAATCTCTGCATCCGGTAGAGCTATTTATAGATCTGCTAGAGTAACTGATAAGTTTGGAACCAGGAACGGCTACCTTGCTACACTTTCAAGCAATACTCATCCCCAAACTGGCGAAGATGGGACCTCGGCAGACACTGTAATTAGGTGGGGAAACATAACAAATAGAGACAATGCTTTTGTCATCAACGGTAATTACCACAGGTGCTTACAGTGGTCAGAAAACCTTGCAAGCTATTACTTTACATTAAGTAACCCGGCCAGCTTAAATGTTACTCTTTCTCAGAACAGCTTTACTACGCTTAGAACTGCCCTGGGAACAATGCCAACCTCACAGGCTGTTAGCTGCTTTACTGCCGGTTCTGGAGATTTACAGTTCACTAGGTGGACCTGGACGCTAGGGCAGAATGGTTTTAGCACCAATATTATGGCTTTAACTTCTTCAACCGATGCTGCGGCAGGTAATTATAAATATGACTTTGTGAGTATAGAGTAGACCATGCATACATTACATAGAATAACTCAAATTGACGATGCAGCTTTTGTTAGTATGTATGAAGGTAATAAAAGCCAGCTTACAGCTAACATTGGATATGACAACATAGATGTCTTTAAAGCAACTTTTAATGCTCCAGATCCTGACGATTTACTTTTTAAATCTCTTGATGAAAACCAGGAGGTGTCAGGTTATTTTATTGGGGAACCATCAGCAGATAATACAGCTTATATGTATAACATGATAACGAAAGCGTCTGATACGTTACCATTAACTGTTGAAAAAAGTGCTGACATACTGAAAAGCCTCGGCTTTGTTAACGTGGAGTTTTGCGTAAAGAAAGGCACAGGTACTTATGACTACACGAAAGCTAGTATGAGCCGAGAAGATTTATACCAGTTTATTAGCGAAAGCACAGAAGTCGAAGGCTATTGCCGGGTAAAACTTTTATTAATCTAAAGGATTAAATATGTCAGACGAAGATACAAAGGCAATGCAGGAGATAAAGGCACACGAACGTGAGTGTGCTGTAAGGTGGGCAAACCTAAACAAAAGAATGGAAGAAGGTAATGCCCGATTTATTAGATTGGAGGGCATGATACTTGGCTTATATATACTACTTATTACTGCTGGCGTTATTGACCGTTTCATCAGCTAACGCAAACGATGCTGACCTGGGAGACTTCTCAACGAACCAGCAAGCAGACACAATAACAACAGAAACAACGACTACGGTTAATCAGACTGGTACTCCTGTCAACACAGCGGTCTCTCCTAGTGCTCCAAGTTATAACCAGGATGTTTGTGTTATATCTAGCGGCGTAGGTGCTCAGACGTTGCAGATCGGATTGTCTTTCGGTCGTACAACTACTGATGAAGTCTGTCAGCTTTTAAAGCTTTCTCGACAACTGAGTGACCTTAATCTTAAGGTAGCAGCCGCAAGCGTTCTTTGCCAGCACCCAATTGTGTTTCACGCAATGATGGACGCAAAAACGCCTTGCCCTATTCACGGGCTCATTGGAGAAGAAGCTATTGAACACTATAAAAAAGATCCTAAGCACGTCCCTGATCGTCCTCCCGTCTATCGTAATAGCGGAAAGTCAAAATGCCTACGATATGACTTCTCTAAGAAACGCTACGTCCGAGATAAATCATGTAATTCAGAATAAAATCCAAGGCTTCGTAGGATTATCTACAATGACAATGCCTGACGGATCGATGATGATCTTAGATCCAAGCACTGGCGATGAGTTTTTACTTACTCAGGATCAAGTAAACAACTTTAACCAGGCATACGAGGACGGACTGGTAAACTCTACACCCGAAGCACTTGCCCTGGTTAAGCTGCAAGACATGATTGACATTGAGCAGGCAGAATATGAAGATCAGAAAGATGAGCTTCAGGAAGCCGCAAAAGAAATAGCTACTGTTACAGCAGTCGCCGGTATGCTTACTGATGCCGAAGCAACTCAAGAAACAAAGATTAACGCTGAGCAGTATGCAACAGACAATGATCTTAGAGCTATTAGCCAGGACTCAGTTGATCAGTTTAACGTAAGCATCGGCGGAATGCTTGAGGCATCGATGACTAAGAATATGCTAGAGACATATGCATTAGACTCGGTGGTAATCGACACTATTGCAAATCAATTTATGCATACCGCAACTATCATGGATTTCTTTAACAACTCAGTAGTTTCTATTGATGCCTTAAATCACACACAACTTAACTTTGACTGGCAGCAGTCATCTGTAGGCGTTCAATCAGAAATGTATGGCGTTTACGGAATAAACCCAGACTTAACTTTAGCGGAGTATTTACAATGAAGCCACAAGATGTTGCCCTATGGGTAGGGCTTGCAAGTTCTATTGGAGGCGTAGCAGTAGGATATGGTACACTTAACGAAAAGGTAGCCACGTTAGAAAAATCTACTAACGCTACCCACTTAGAATCAAGATTAACTAAACTGGAGACGAGGATAGAAGATAATGACATTGGACACATTGGTAAAGAAATTCAACAGTTGCGTGGAAACCTTGAAAACCTATCTAACCAGGTTGAAGGTATATCTATCCCTGATACAGGCGAAGTTAAATCAAGGCTATCTGTCCTTGAAACTCAAGTTGAAGACATTAAAGCGAGATCTAAAAGTCTTGGTAAAAAACTTGATACATTAAAAGATTCAACTAAACCATTACTATAAGGAAAAAAGATGGGATATAAAAAAGGTAAACCAAAAGGAAAGTAACATGAATTACCAGCGACTAAAGCAGTCTCTAAAAAGACACGAGGGTGTACGAGATAGAATTTACAAATGCAGTGCCGGGTACAACACAATAGCGGTTGGGCATAATCTCGATACAATGCCGTTGTCAGGTAGAGTTATAGATTTAATTCTTGAAGACGATATAGAAATTGCAATCAGAGATATCAAACGTAACATCATGTACTTTGATGACCTCCCAGAAGAGGTTCAAGAAACTTTGGTAAATATGTGTTTTAACTTAGGGATCTCTAGGTTGCTGTTATTCAAAAATATGTTCGAGGCTATCCAGGAAGAAGACTGGTCCCGTGCAGCCGATGAAGCTTTGGACTCTAAATGGGCCAAGCAAGTTGGCTATCGTGCAGAGGAACTTGCAGGAGTTCTTAGGAGGCAGGCTCATGCTTAACTTAGGAACTGTTATTAATGCAGTAAGCGGAGTCGCCGGAAAATACATGGAAGGCCGCCAGATTAAGGCAAAAGCTAAAGCAGAAATAGAAGCTGCCCAGGTAAAGGCAAAGATCTCACAGATAGAACGTCAGGCGGCCTCAGAAGCCGACTACGACATGGAAGCTCTTAGGCAGACACAATACTCCTGGAAAGACGAAGTCGCTCTAGTGGTGATTCTGGCCCCTTTCGTGGGATCCTTCCTACCGTGGACTCAGGAGGCCGTAGCAAAGGGCTGGGTGCATTTAAACACTCACGCTCCCGAGTGGTATAGCTATACGTTTATGGCTGCCATAGCCGCTTCTATGGGCATTAGGTGGGCCGTAACTCAGTTTGGCGGTAAAAAGTAAATAATACCATCCGTCCCTCATAAGCATCGATTCAGATAGTTGGATCGGTGTTTTTTCTTGATATCCATTGACTTAGCTTAATTGTGTCCACCCTAGTGATTCCTTGACATACCGCTATAATCGACTATACTTAAAATATTCAAGGGACGTTACCCGGTATCAACGGATTAACAGTCAACTGCTCTACCGCTGAGCTACGCCGGAATTGTTTCCTTGAATATCTTAAATCGGTTGAGGGGTCAACTGATACCTACAAAGGAGACACACATCATGGCACATAAAGATTACTACGAAGTATACGTTTGTCCTACTTGCCATCGAGATGATGGTCTCACCCAAGCTAACGATCAATATCAACACTACGGCTACAGTAAATACTGTTTCAACTGTAGTCGTCCATGCAACCATGAGGTTGTAGTTTACAAAGAGGGAGATTTAAAATGATTACACTTACAGATTTTATCAGCCGTGAAAAAGCTAGACTATGGTCCGGCAAGCATCTACAGGATGTAACTTTTCAACTTAACAGGTTCTGTAACTTTAATAACTACGGCGACCGAAGCCTGGACAGCTTTGTTGCACATGATATCCATGAGTTCCAGGAGCATCTGATTGGCAACGGTTTAGCAAAATCTACAGCTAATCGTTATAACGCTGCTATCTCGAAAATATTCGACCACGCTGTAAAAGGCGAGGTTATCAACCACGCACCCAGGTTCAACTGGTTCAAAGAAAAAGGCAACCGTATCCGCTATTTTACATCTAGCGAGATTAAGCAGATCGAAGAGTTCTTTGGAAATCATAAGCATTCCTGGATGAAACAGATGTTTATCATAGGCATCAACACCGGGATGCGTTTAGGTGAGATTACTCAGATTGGCGATACTGCTCATGTAGAGACTGATGCAGAGGGCAGCGTTTGGCTGTACTTACCGCAAACTAAAAACGGAGACGAAAGATATGTACCGCTTAATAAGCCTGCCCAGAAAGCAATACAAGAGCTTGGCGGTCGTGTTCTTGACCACTACAGTCATCGTAAGTTCTACAATGCCTGGGATGACTGTCGCTATGCCGTGGCTAAAAATGACGAGTCGTTCGTCTTTCACGTTTGCAGGCATACCGCAGCATCCAGGTTAGCAAACGATCTTGGAACACAGACTATACTTATTGGAGCGTTGTTAGGTCATAGGTCTGAGCAGACTACTCGCAAGTATGTTCACGCTAAGCCTTCTACGCTGCAAGACATCGCAAAGCAATTAGGTAAGGTGGCATAATGAAAAGTACGATTAACAAACTTATAGATAAGGAGAAAGATATGTCTAAAGGCAGCAATAGAAGACCGCAGCAGGTCAATGATAAAACTGTTGAAATGAACTGGGACAGGATTTTTAAGTCAACAACTGACAATCCAATTCCAACTGGAAAAGTTAGTGTATTTGGTAAGTCAAAAACAGGATATTCTTTGGTAAGTGCTAGTATATATCCTGATAAGTATGAAGCTGTTAATGATACCTGGATCATGACTTGCGAAGTGTCACGGCACTGTGCGTCCTGGGGACATTTCAGTAATGACTTAGGCGACTTACAAAAGTCCGGCGTTTTGTATCATGAAGGTTTAGAAACCGATGCAATGGAAATACCTGAAGACGTTATAGAAGACATAACAAAATGGGCTAAAGATAACGGTGTTGTCTACTCTTAATAAACCTAACATCTAGGAGAAAGGATATGAATAAATACAAACTTATGGAAGGACTATCGGATGATATCGCCTTTGCTGAGGCTATTAACTTTTACGATAGTTTCACTACGCCTAAACTTGAAGAGCTTAGGTATAAAAAGAATAACACGGTTGATACCTCCGTAGCCGGTAGCGAGCTTGTTTCACAGATACGAGAGCTAGAAACTAAAGAAATGAAAGACAGGGAAACCTGGATTCGTGCCATGATTGTTGACTACAATCGTGATGACTTCCCCGACCATCTTAAAGAGAATATAGCCAAGCAAGTTGGCGAATATATAATCAAGTCTGCCATAGATTACATTGCAAGAACCAGTTAGACAGTAGTTTAAAAACTGTACTAAATACGGGCAAAATAATTGTGTCCACCCATTGCAATACACAATTGAGGAGACATTGATACATGGCTAAGATCCGTGGTAACGAAACTGATGAACTACTAAGGGAGTACAACGCTCTCGATAAAGGACGTGAGAGATACTTTGACCGTGATGGTCGTGTTAGTCTTATGTCCATTAAAAATATTCCACACGCATTGATCAAAGATGCTCTGCCTAGAGTTACGAAGTCCTTACATGAGAAGCTTGGCGACCAAACATCGGAAGGTGCTGGTCGTCCTTTTTCATGGAAGAAAGACTTACAGGCGGTAGACATAGACCTGATTGCTTATCTAGGAATGGCTACCTGTATGGACGGTGTTGGAATGAATAAGTCTATGACTTGGGCATTAACCAAGATAGGCAAGCGTATTGAGCTTGAGATATGGGCTAAAGAGCTTCGTGAGTTTAATAAAAAGCTATACGACAGAGTTGAGTCTAAAGTTACCAGTGATCACTCCTCAGAAAGATACAGGCTTAAGGCAGCTAAAGCTATTGCCAGGAAAGCTGGTTTTGAGCTAGAACTTTGGACTGACGAAAGAAGAGTCAAGGCTGCATCTCCGGTGTTAAATTCTATCTTGGCTGACAGTAGGTGTTTTGAGATATGGTCTATTATTAAAAAGGGTAAAACCAGGAAGTTTATAGGATTGACTGGTGAAGCTAGTGCATTGATTGCCGAGCTAGAAGCTGATGAGTCCTGGTTGCAGCCAGTGTACTGTCCGATGATAGTACCTCCTAGAGATTGGGACGGTATGCATACTGGAGCTTACCTGGATGATGCTGTAAGAGCACAGGTTGATTTGATCAGGTTTAATACGCCCTGGCAAAGAAACTACACGGTCAATAATAACATTGCTAATATGCCTTACATAAAAGCACTTAACCATATACAAAGAACGCCTTATGTAATTAACGAAGAGGTTTTGGCTGCTGTTAAATGGGCCTGGACCGAAGACGTTGAGATTCCAAACTTCCCCAGGCGTAAGTATGTAGAGAGACCAGTGTTTCCCGACAACTGGGAGTTCCTGGAGCCTGAAGATAAAAAGCTTTGGCGTATCAGTGCCAGGGATGTGGTAGTTAGGAACCGGCAAATTGATGGTGCTAGAGCTGTTATGTTTCAAGACCTTAAAACCGCCGATGAAATGGTAAACTTTGAAGAGTTCTTTCTGCCGCACAACTTTGATTTTAGGGGCCGGGTATATCCGATACCTCATTTTTGCCATCATCGAGATAGTCATGTCAAAGCTTTGTTTAAGTTTAAAAACACTGAGCCAGTAGATGAGCAATCTTCGCTTTGGCTTGCTATACACCTGGCTAACACTGGTGACTTTAACAAGATTAGTAAAGAGAGTTTTGACGATAGGCTGTTATGGGTTGAGCTAAATAAGCAGGACATTATTGATGTTGCAAGAGACTGGAAGTCTACTGTTGATTACTGGTCTAAAGCAGATAAACCATTTGAGTTCCTGGCAGCTTGTGTTGAGATGACCGGGTACTGGGATTCACTAGAGAATAACACAGTATTTTACTCAGGTTTACCTGTTGCCCTGGACGGTACAAACTCCGGTATTCAGCACTTTAGTGCTCTAGGTAGAAATACTGATGATGCTGCCCTGGTCAACCTGGTTCCTGCTGATAAACCTCAAGACATTTACCAGCGAGTAGCCGATGAAGTTATAAATCAGATCAAGGAAGATCCCTGTGATGAGGCCGAGCTGTGGCATAAACACGGTGTAACCAGGAAAACAGTTAAACGTAATGTTATGACCTACGGTTATTCGTCTAAGCAGTATGGCTTCTTTGAGCAGATCCGTGAGGACCTGATGAATCCGTTAACTGATGACGTGCTTACAGGTAAGCTGTCAGTTCATCCGTTTGGCGATGATCATGGATATGATGCTGCAAAGTATTTATCCAGGCATAGCTGGGAAGCGGTTAACAAAGTTATATCGTCTGCACAGAATGGTATGTCATTCTTTCAGCAATTGTGCGGAGCATTAGCACATGAAGGTAAGCATATGAATTGGTTTACTCCAGTAGGATTTCCTGCGAGCCAGTTTTATCCGTCAAACAATTTCAAAAAGGTCAAAATCTACCTGTATGATCGTGAGGCTAAAATACCTCAGAGAACACAGGTAACTTTGAGAAGCCCGGATTACAACCGGGTTGATAAAAGGAAGAGCAAGACAGCAATCTCTCCTAACGTAATTCATTCGTTAGATTCCGCACACTTATTAATTACTGTGCTAAACTGTATTAAGAATGATGAAAATATGCCATTCTTTTTGATACACGATAGTTTTGCGACTACTGCTGCACAAACGCAGAAGTTGTACGAGGTAATTAGAGAGAGCTTTATAGAGATGTATTCAACTGATAGTTGGTACGAGTATCTAAAACGCCAGGTAGAAGCACAGCTCGATAACCCAGAAACAAACCGGGTTCCAGAGTCGCCTGATCTTGGTGAGTTAGATTTAAACTTAATCGCTGAAAGCAAATACTGTTTTAGCTAAGAAAGGAAAACCAGATGCACCCAAGAGAAAGGGTGTTAGGGGTAGCACTTTTACACAAAAGCAAGGGAGAAAACATTCCGGTCGATGTACTGGCCGAAATGGATCAATACGGTATCAGTTTGTCTGATTTTATAGACTTACCTGATCTAAGTGTTGAGCAACCTTTAATTACTGAAGAAAATGAAATGGAGAACTATTATGAAAAGCAATAAAGTTGGTTTTAGCACGGCTGTTGGTACAGCCAGGTATCCTTGGTTAAAAGAGCCGGATACTGCGTTTGGGCAGGAGTCATATAAGTGTATGCTTATACTTGATAGCAAAGAAGGTGCATTGCTGCACAAACAAATTGTAGAATTAGCTGAAGAGAACTTTGGATCTAAAGCTGACAAAGCTTTGATGCCCTTTGAGAAGGACGATGAGACTGGTGAGTTTGTTTTTAAAACTAAATCATCATTTCAGCCTAAGTTCTGGGACAGCCAGGGCAATCCGATTACTACATCTAATTTACCCGACATATGGGGTGGTAGTCAGCTCAAGTTAGCCGGGTGGATAGCACCGTGGAATAAAAACGGCAAAATGGGCGTTACATTACAATTGATGAAAGTCATGGTCGTGCAGGCACAAGGCCCGAATGGAGAGGGTGGCGATTCAGGATTTGATACTGTTGAAGGTGGGTTTGTTACTGAGGAAAGCGAAAGCTTCGAGGACAGCTCGCCAGATGAGACGCCATCATACTTATAAAACACCATACCTGAGAGGGTATCGGTCAGGTTTAGAAGGTAAAGTTGCAGACCAAATTCGTAGCAAAGATATGGAAGTGGTTTATGAGCAGGAAAAGATTGCTTATGTGGTCCCTGCTCGCAATGCCAAATATACACCTGATTTTAAAATCACGTTAGGAGACGGAACGTGGTACTATGTTGAAACAAAGGGAATATTCTCTGTATCGGATCGCCAGAAACACATTTTAATTCGTGAACAGCATCCTGATATAGATATTCGATTTGTTTTCAGCAGCAGCAGGACAAAGCTCTACAAGAAAAGCCCGACTAGCTACGCAGACTGGTGTGACAAACACGGTTTTATGTACGCAGACAAGCTTATCCCGGAGCAATGGTTTGTGCCAGGAGCGTCTCCCACGCCTGGTACAGAGAAGGCTTAATTACCCCCCACAGAATAAGCCTTGGGAAGGTCGGCAGAAAACTCCAGTTTCTGTCGGCCTATTCCCTAAACTTAATTAAACAATGGAGACGCACATGACAGAATTTAATACACCAGAAGGCTCAACTTTCCTACGACATGAATCATGCGATTCTTGTGGATCTAGTGATGCAAAAGCTATTTATGATAACGATACTAGCTATTGTTTTTCATGCGATACATTTGAAGGTACAGTAGACCAGGACAGCTCTCGCAAAGTAAAAGTCGATCCTAAATTATATAAAGGTATTCCACAGGGAGTAAGAAGCCGTGGTTTATCTGAAGAGACCTGCCGAAAGTTTGGCTACCTTACCTGCAACATAACAGAAGGTATAGTTTACGCAGCACAATACAGAAACAAAGACGGTGCTGTTGTAGCACAGAAGATACGAACACAGGATAAAAAGTTTAGAGTCGTTGGTGATGGAAAGAAAATGACTTTCTACGGCCAACACTTATGGAACCGTGGTGCAAAGTTAGTTATCACTGAAGGCGAGATTGATGCAATGAGCGTCAGTCAAATACAAAACCATAGATGGCCTGTTGTTAGTTTACCTCAAGGTGCAGCCGGTGCTAGACGTGCGATAAAAGATAATTGGGATTACCTGGTAGAGTTTAGTGAAATCATTTTATTGTTTGATATGGACGAGCCAGGTCAACAAGCTGCTCGTGAGGTAGCTGAGCTGCTGCCGCTAGGCTTAGCTAAGATTGGTAGGCTGCCTTTAAAAGATGCTAACGAATGTTTAGTTGCAGGTAAAACTAAAGAAGTTGTTGATGCCATATGGCAAGCAAGAGAATACCGTCCTGATGGTATTGTTGCTGCAAAAGATTTGCGTTCTGCAATTACTGAGCCCGACAAGGTTTCATCGATAACTTATCCATATGAAATGTTAAACAGTGTAACGAGAGGATTACGCAGAGGTGAGCTAGTGACAATCACTTCTGGTAGCGGCATGGGCAAGACAACTCTCTGTTCTGAAATTGCCTTGCATCTTCACAAGTCTGGAGAGCGGCTTGGGATGATCATGCTAGAGGAGAGCAACAAGCAAACCCTGCGTAATCTGATCGGCATACACACCGATACAAACCTAACAGTAAACCACGATGCATTAACTAAAGAAGAGTTAGAAGGAGCGTTTGATGAGATCTTTGTGGGAGACGATCAAGTATTTCTGTACGACCATTTTGGATCTACCGATGTTGATACTATATGTAATCGCATTATGTATCTTGCTAGAGTCCTTGAAGTCAATTGGATTATACTAGATCACATAAGCATACTTATATCCGGGTTAGCTACTAACGATGAGCGTAAGCTTATTGACATGACCATGACCAAGTTAAGAACTCTGGTCCAGGAGACTGGCATAGGTTTAATACTTGTGTCTCACTTGCGAAGACCGGAAGGCGACAAGGGTCACGAGGATGGAGCGAAGGTAAGACTAGGGCAGCTCCGTGGTAGTCATGCTATCGCACAGTTGTCTGACATATGTATTGGCCTAGCTGTTGATCCTGAAAATCCAAACAGCAACACACGGCAGTTGTCGGTATTAAAAAATAGATTTACCGGGCAGACAGGTTTTGCTGGAAACATAACTTACAACATAGACACAGGAAGACTTTTAGATCAGCAGGCAATCTTTTAACGGGGACAGCGTACCCTCCCCTTGTATTAAACAATGCAAACTTAAAGACAATGTTTGTATAGGGTGCGGAAGATCGGTTGAGCAAATTACTAACTGGACTAATTACTCAGACCGAGAAAAACAGATTGTAATTAATAAACTTGGGAGAAAGGTATGAGATTTGTTTTTGATATTGAAACTGATGGTTTGCTAGATCAGCTAACTACGATTCATTGTATTGAGATGAGGCACGTTGAGAGCGGTAAAGCATATAGCTTTGCACCTGGACGTATTAAAGAAGCCATTGATATGCTAGAAAAAGCTACCGAGATAATCGGACACAACATTATCGGCTTTGATATTCCTGCAATACAAAAGATTTACCCAGACTGGATGCCAAAAGGCACGATCACAGACACTTTAGTGTTGTCTCAGTTGTTGCGTGGTGATTTAAAAAACGAAGACTTTGATTACCATAGAGAGTACGGATACGACTGGCCGAAAAATCTATTTGGCAGTCATTCATTAAAAGCCTGGGGTTATCGCCTGGGCGAACATAAACAAGAGTTCCAGACTGATTGGAAAGAGTGGACGCCTGAGATGTCTGTTTACTGTGCTCAAGACGTTAAAGTTAACCTGGACCTTTATAAACTATTTGAACAGGTCATAAAGGATCGTGAGTGGTCACAAGAATCTATTGACTTAGAACATAGAGCGTTTGAATTGTGTAATCGCATAGGCAACAACGGCTGGACGTTTAATGAGACTAAAGCTGCTGACCTGTATGGTGAGTTAGCCAGGGAGAGAGCAAAGATTGAAGCCGAGCTACAAACCCTGTTTGAGCCCTGGGAAGTAAGCGAGTGGTTTACGCCTAAAGCTAATAATTCAAAGTACGGTTATGTTAAAGGCGTTCCGTTTGAGAAAAAGAAAACAATAGAATTTAATCCGCAGTCACGAAGACATATTGAGATATGCCTGAGAAAAAAATACAAATGGAAGCCAAAGAAAACTACAGCTAACGGTCACGCACAGATAGACGATGTTGTCCTGAGTGAGCTGCATTACCCGGAAGCAAAGAAGCTTGCCAGGATGTTTTTAATTAACAAAAGACTTGGTCAGTTAGCTGAAGGCAGCCAGGCATGGTTAAAACTTGTTGGTGAAGATAAAAAGATAAGACATCAGATTGTACCTTGCGGTACTGTTACCGGGAGAGCTTCGCATAGAAGGCCTAACCTGGCACAGATACCACGAGCAACAGCACCGTATGGAAAACAATGCCGTGAGTTATTTACGGTTCCCGATAACTGGGTTCTTTGCGGCTCCGATTTATCTGGCATTGAGTTACGAATGCTTGCTCACTACTTAGCGTTTACTGATGGCGGTGCATATGCAGACCAGATATTAAAAGGCGACATACACACATTCAATCAGAAAGCTGCTGGCTTGGATACAAGAGACCAGGCAAAGACTTATATCTATGCACTTTGCTACGGGGCCGGTGACTCTAAGATGGGCGAGATAGTCGGCGGTACAGCAAAAGACGGTAAGAAATTAAAAGAGAAATTCTTCCAGGGGATGCCAGCGTTTCGTGAGTTACAGAATGGCGTCCAGGGAGCTGTAAGTCGTGGCTGGTTAAAAAGCTTAGATGGAAGACAGGTAAAACTTAGGTCAGCTCATAGTGCTTTGAATGCATTACTTCAGTCGGCTGCCGGAGTGATTAGCAAGAAATGGATCTGTTTGATCGATGAGGAGATCCGAAGAAAGGGACTGGGCGGCGAGTGTTACATCATGGCCTGGGTACATGACGAAATTCAAATTGCGTGTAAAACACAAGAGGTAGCAGATCATGTCGGTAGAATCACTGGAAGAATGGCGGAAAAAGCTGGCGAAGCGTATGACTGTAGAATCCCGATCCAATCGGAGTACTCAACAGGACGAACCTGGGCAGATAGCCATTAAAGGCGATCAAAGTTTAGAAGATTTAGCGTTAATCGTAGTTGCTGCAAGAGTCCAGGAAGTATTGAATGCTTGTTGGCAAGGTACTTTCACAACCAAGTCTGACTTCGCAAGAAGCCATGCTGATTGGATAGCCCTGGCTGCTTCGCTAGATTTTATAACAGTTATGGTTTCAGAAACTTCGTTTGGCAGGAACTGGCTAATTACAGAAACAGGTTTAGTGGCATTAGGAGAAATTGATATTTTATTAGGAGAACATGATTATGAACATTAATAAGCTACTGCCTGATGGTCGCATCACCATGCTAATAGACGCAGATATATATTTATACCGGGCCTGCTCAACCACAGAACAAGAGCATGACTGGGGCGATGATGTTTGGTCATTAGCTACTGATCTGAAAGATGCCAAAGATTACTTTGCTAAAACAATGAAAGAGTTTCAAAGTGAATTAGACATCGATGATTTTATATTGTGTACGACATCCTCAAACAACTTCCGTAAAGAGGTATTGTCTACATACAAAAGTAATCGTAAAGCAACAAGAAAGCCAGTAGGCTACAGAGCGTTAGTTGACTGGGCAGTAGAAGAGTATCCATCAATGTCATTGCCCAGGTTAGAGGCTGACGATGTTATGGGTATCTTACAAACTTTACCTGGTAAAGAAACTTACATCGTGTCCGATGACAAAGACATGATGACAATACCAGGCAGGCTGTATCAACCACAAAAACTAATTAAGAAAAACATTAGTGAGACTGAAGCATTTGTATGGTTTCTTCGCCAGACATTAACAGGCGATACGGTGGATGGTTACGCAGGCATTAAAGGTATAGGACCAAAAAGAGCAGATCAAATAATCAATAGGAGTCCTACCTGGAGAGCTGTTGAGGCTGAGTATATTAAGAATGGATACACTACCGAAGATGCTAAAGCCCAGGCAAGGTGTGCCAGGATACTCAGATCAGCCGATTACAATTTAGAAACAGAAACAATTAGACTATGGGAGCCAAGCTATGACTGATGATCATGTTGATAGACCTTACCATTATGCATCTTGGAGGATAGAACCTATCAAGTTCATCATGGCAAACAAGCTACCGTTCTGGCAAGGCAACATTGTTAAGTATGCAATGCGAGCAGGTCTCAAAAGTTACCCACACCAAGATTTAATTGAGAGCGAAATCACTGACCTGCTAAAGGTTATCCGGTATGCAGAGATGCGTATAAACGAACTAGAGGGAAGAGACCCGACCGATGATAATACCACTGAAGAATAAGAACTTACCTACTGACTACCAACAGTTTATAGCCACCTCAAGATACTGCCGATGGATGCCTGAAGAAGGCCGAAGGGAAACCTGGGCAGAAACCGTGGAGCGTTTTGTTAACAACATATTAAGACGTGTTGATTTAACAGAAAAAGAAATATGCGAGTGCCGTGATGCAATCCTAAACTTAGATGTGATGCCATCGATGCGAGCAATCATGACAGCAGGCAAGGCCGCTGATCGAGACAACACAAGTATCTACAATTGTTCTTACCTGGCTGTTGATAGTCCTCGTGCATTTGATGAGGCAATGTTTATTTTATTATGTGGCACAGGTGTAGGCTTTAGTGTTGAGAAAGAATATACCAGGAAGCTACCACAAGTGCCTAGCGAGTTCCGTGACAACGGTGACGTGATAGTTGTACCTGATAGTAAAGAAGGCTGGGCCAGGTCATTCCGTAAGCTTGTCGCCCTGCTCTACACTGGTGATGTTCCAACGTGGGACGTAAGCAAGGTAAGACCATCAGGATCACGCTTGAATACATTTGGTGGACGTGCCTCTGGTCCTGGACCACTTGAGCAGCTCTTTACATATACAATTGATGTGTTCAAAGGTGCAACAGGTAGGCAGCTAACGCCATTCGAGTGTCACAGCATCATGTGCAAGGTTGGTGAGATTGTAGTAGTTGGTGGTGTCCGTAGGTCAGCAATGATTAGCCTGAGTGATCTCCAGGACGATAAGATGAGACTGGCTAAGAGCGGTAACTGGTGGGATACACGGCCTGAGATGGCCCTGGCAAACAACAGCGTAAGCTTCCATCGTAAGCCCGACATGATGTCCTTCCTGGATGAATGGACCGCCCTGGTGAAGAGCGGTAGCGGTGAGCGTGGTATCTTTAATCGTGAGGCCAGCGTTAACCAGGTAGCCAAGTTCAACCGGCGTGACACTAAGCATGACTTCGGTACTAACCCATGTAGTGAGATTATCCTACGTCCTAATCAGTTCTGTAACCTCTCTGAGGTAGTTATAAGACAAGGTGACACTGAGGATGACCTTAAGCGTAAAGTACGCATAGCGACCATTCTAGGCACTGTGCAAGCAACATTCACTAACTTCCCATACTTACGCAAGACCTGGCAAACTAACACTGAACAGGAAGCCTTGCTCGGCGTATCAATGACGGGGATAATGGATAATGAACTTACTGCAAATCCTACTACAAGCCTGCTTACTGATCTTAGAGACCTGGCTGTGCTGGTTAATGATGAATACTCTGCTCGCTTTGGAATACAACAGTCTGCAAGCATCACCTGTGTTAAGCCTAGCGGTACTGTTAGCCAGCTTGTTGATTCTGCCTCTGGTATTCATACACGTCATAGTGAGTATTATGTCCGTACTGTGCGAGGTGATAAGAAAGATCCTCTTACCAGGCTAATGATTGACCAGGGAATACCTGCCGAGGATTGTGTGATGAAGCCTGACTCAACCGTTGTCTTTAGCTTCCCAGTGAAGTCGCCAGCCAATGCAGTGCTGAGAGACCATAGAACAGCCTTAGAGCAACTTGAGACATGGAAGCTATACGCTGAGCACTGGTGTGAACATAAGCCCTCAGTGACGATCTCAGTGCGTGACGATGAATGGATGGAAGTCGGAGCCTGGGTATACAAACACTTTGATCAGATATCAGGCATCAGCTTCCTACCTCATAGCAATCACACATACCAGCAAGCACCCTACCAGGAATGCAATGAGAGCGACTATAAAGCCCTCCTGGACACGATGCCGACCAAGGTTGACTGGTTAGCCCTGAGCAACTACGAAGCCGAGGACAACACGTCAGGCAGCCAGACACTAGCCTGCTCTGGGGATGCTTGTGAAATCGTTGACATAGCTGCTGAGTAGTGCAATAACACACTGTCTTGGAATCACACGAGAAAACATTGAGCTTCCACCAGTGAGACATCAAGGTCTCAAGGAATACATCATTGCGTCTCGTGTGACCCACTGATTCCTTTATCACAAGATAATAATTGTGTCTACCCATAGGAGATATTGCTCGCAAGCAATCGCTTGTGATGCAGCGTGTGAAGCTCTGAGGAGGTGATCAGTAGTTGTATCTATTGTTAGTCATGAGTGAGCGTATCAAGAGTAAGGCATGAGTCAGTCATGAGTTGAATCATGAGTGAATGCCTGGATGAATCGAGGATGGTCTGATGTCCCGATTTGCAGACCAATGAATCCAGGCTTCACCATCAATTATCACATAATGACTAATGTCTTCGGAAGGGCGGTAAGGATTGGCAGTGGATATTACATCCGTTGACCTCGAGATGCTAGTGATATCAACCACTTAGCTAGTGTACGCTGATCATCATGCGTTTGAGCAGGGACTCCTGGCTGCATTTGAGGCCCCCATGCCTTAATCTAATCAATCAATTCAAAATAAGAGTTAAAGCCTGGTTGTTGTTATTATTATTATTAGACCTTCTTAAGAGGACACCAGGATTTCAACTAAAGATAAATAGCACAGGTATTAACCAATGGAATCGACAAGCATAAATCACATTAGTAGACTGGACGTTACCTCCCCAGGTAACTCCGATGCTATCAACGAGGCCGATAACCATCTTAGATTTATCAAAGCCAGCATCAAGGCTACCTTCCCTAACATTATTTACACATCAGGCTCTGCCAGTGAGTATGTTAATGCGACAGCAGCCGAGCTGAATGTCCTAGATGGCTACACAGGAAGCACAGCCGATTTAAACGTGATAGCTGGGGCTAACGCTAACGGTATGACTTCAGCAAAGCTGACGAACCTGGCAGGCGTCACAGCAACCGCAACCGAGATTAACAACATTGCTGGTATTGGTGGCGGCATTGCGACCACCTACGCCACATTAGCTAGTCCTGCGTTAACTGGGACTCCTACTGCTCCAACCCAGGCTACCTCTGACAATTCGACTGCAATCGCAACAACGGCATATGTCAAAGCTAACAACCAGGCAATAGCCACATTTGACTCAGCTAACGGCGTTCTACACATCACTGTTTAAATTTTGAGGACTTCTCTATGGCGGTAATTACAGACGGTCGCTCAAATTTACTAAGGCTTGGCGATGACATCGAAGAGCTTGTTCACAGGCTCCATGTGCCGAGTGCAGCAATTGATGCTGATCCCCTTAATCTGGGCGATAACGATATATACCCTTCTCAGGGCTATTTAAGCAAAAGACGAGACCTTGGGCTCACTACCTCTGAGCAGGCCTTTATACCTGACGAGATACATCCTCTAAGACACGTTTTTGTGTTTAGAAAGATAGACGATATCTTGGCCGAGTTTGGCGTAATTCCTAGCCTATTCGGATCTAATATTCCCCTTAACAATGCAGACCCGGAAGTTACCTATAAAACCGCAAAGTTAGAACAGGAAATTTTGAATCGATGGGGAGATCCTGAGAGGCTATGGTGGCCTATATCTACCGGGATGAGATACCCGGATGGTCTGGGTGCTCATCAAATGGGAGACGATCTTCAATATGATGGTTGGCAGGGATCCCAGTCACCTTTTGGATATGTTAACTCACAAGGCAATCTTGTCGTACCAACGCCTGGTAGTTATAATTACGTTAATAGCACTTATGCTAAAGAAAGAATAGCTAAGATTATTGATTATCATCTAGGTCTTCCTCAAGGCACAACCGATTACAGAGAGTACGCTTATAACAAGCATAGCGTTCGTGAGATAGCAGTAAACAACCAAACCCGGTGGACAAAGCGTTACGAAAACTTTTCGTTTGTAAAACATAACGACAGAAGAAACGAAGCAGTTACTGACGGGAACGGTGTAGTTACCCTGCCCAGTACTACTACAACAACAAGAAGCTACACTGAGCAGCGAGCCAGGATGCCTGTAGACAACCAAACCTTTGTTTGGGCTAATTCGACCAGTGGTAAAGCAAGAAATACACTTGAAGCTTTTTACGGTATTGATGACTCTATTAACAGTACGCCTAAGCGTATTCACAGGATGGTCCAGTCTATTAAAAGAACGAGTAGTAATTCCAATATAACTACTTATGTAGGTGCTCAGGTAAGCTATCCACCAGAGTATGTTTCAACTGGAGAAACCGCAGTTTATGGCGGCGTCAGAGCAGATAATAAAGGCTTCTATGATTTTAAGAATTACACTGGTGTAACCGGTGTAACTCATGTCTCTCAGCAATACGCTCTAGGCATTGTGCAAGCAACTCAAGGTATATCGCCTGCACTAGATGAGCTTAGTTACTGGCCTTACCCTAACGATGGTTATAACAACTACAGCAACTCACCAGTCGGTGCTGAATGGGCTAACAACTTTGCCTGGAAGGACGTTGATTTTAACGACTGGCAATCTTTGAACCACAGTATCGGCGATTATGATGGTGCTGATTTTACACAGATGGCCCCTTTTGGCAGCAAGAGAGATCATCACTGGACGCATTACAATGCAATGCCTGTTAACACGGTTATTGTATGGGCCTGGGGAGACCTTAGCGATGCAAACAATGATTTAACTTTAGTTCCAGAGCATACATCCCATAAAATTAACGGTACAAATGTAAATGCCTCGCACATAGCTCAGTATCACACTATAAACGGTCTTTCCGTTTCAGTAATGCACACCAACCTAAGAATATCTGAGATAAACAGGATACAACTACAGGTAAAAATGGGTACTGGTGCTCCCGAAAGAGGCGGCTTTCAGTCTATGAGATGCTGCATTGTTCCGGGCAAGTACAATTTAAACACTACGCCTATATTTGAACATAACAAAGACACTGATTTTAGTACCAGGTCTGGAACACACACACCTGACTCTTTAAATTCAGATTTAGCCTTATGCAAGCCTCTTAACAATTTGTATTTAATCGGCGGCTCTGAGCGTGATCAAGATGACACCTCGACTAATACACTTGAAAACGCCTGGTATGCAGGCAGTTACACCCTTGATGGCGGTAAATCTTCTCATAACTTAGCGTATATAAAGAGAAGAGAATGGGCCAGAAGATGGGGAACAATTAGAGCCATGAACACTGCCGGTTATCATAAAACTTTGTATGGCCAAAGTGCATCTACCGAAACTGTTCCTGGTATTTCAGCAGCCGGAATGACTGTAGACCAGGTATACACGAAAACAGATTTTGCTGTTGCTCACACCCAGTTATGGTGTGGCTGTGACTCAGGAAGTTTCAACACGCAAACTAGAAGCTTTAAGTGGAATTACACAGATAAGTTTGGCGAAGCTTCTGAAGCTGCCGCAAAAACATATTTAGCCCGTATCGGCTGCTGTGTCCTTCTTGAGCCTGACCGAGATCAGTACCAATCGCTTTAACTTTTGAGGATATATAAATGCCGATATTACCCATGAGAGACTTAGGTAAAGTCGGAGTAATAGCTGATCCGTCTGCGTATGAGTTACCTCCAAATGCATTTAATCGTGCAAACAACGTGGTTTTTAACAACGGTCATTGCGAAAGAGCACCCATCTTTAAAGAAGTTTTTCCAGCACAAGTAGCCATTACTGTTGGGACTATTATTTCTCAAACTGAAACAAGTGGCGTTGATACTTTTTATGTCGCAGATAGAGATTACAATGTTTACAAGTGGGTTTATCCAAACTTTACAGACCTAACAACAGCTAATCAGCAGTACTTAAGTACCACTACGACAAGCACAACAGACGTAACACCAATGACCTCAACAGCTCTTGCTGATGTTATTTACATTAACAAAGGTGACAGGCGTCCTATCTACAAGCTGCCAAGCGAAAACTTTTTTCGTGAGCTTTATCCAACAGCAGGTGCTCCAAACAGTCCTACATCTACCTGGGGATCCTCAAGTGATGTATGGAAATGTCAGTCATTGAGATCTTATGGTGATTTCTTAATAGCACTAAATATGAACGAGGGTGCAGCCGGAGATTTTGCATCAAGAGTTCGCTGGTGTGATCCTGTTACTTCTGGATCTGCTGCGGTATCTTGGGACGCTTCGGACGCAACAACTTTAGCTGGTTTCAATGATTTAATACAGATTAATGGTGGCATTGTTGATGGTCTAAGCCTGGGTAATCAGTTTATTATTTACAGCGAAGACCAGGTATGGCTAATGGACTTTGTTGGCGGCCAGTTTGTGTTTAATTTTAGACGCCTGTTTACTGATGCAGGTTTGTGTAATCACAATTGTGTCGTAGAGGTTGAAGGGAGTCATTACTGTTTTGGCAAAGATGATATATATGTTCACAACGGAACTCAGAAGCAGAGCATTTGTAACTCTATTGTTAGAGATTTTATATTTAATAACCTAGACTCTGCTAAATTTAATTATAATTTTGTTCATCACGACCTACGTTTTAAGAAAATAATGTTTTGTTATTTTTCGAGCGATGAAGATGTTAACTATGATAAAGCAAACTATGTAAATAAAGCTGCTGTCTACAGTTATTCTGAAAACACCTGGAGCTTTATGGATTTACCTAATTTAACAGCTTCCGGTGTTGGTAATTTATCTGCTGTAATCAATTATGATGCAACACAGACAGATGCCTCAGGTTCGTCTGTAGATCCTACTTATGAATCTATTGGCGGAACCTACCAGGATACAGCAGGATCTGTAAAAAGACATTCTTTGTTTGGTACTAAATCAATTAGAATAGACGCATCTGTTGCAACGTATCCAGTTCCTGCAAATAACACTTACCACGGCCTAACAACCGATTCTCTTATTTGTTTAGACTCCTTAAAAGACCCGGCAGTTGTAGCACAGTATAAAAGCCAGTTTAATTCTCCGGTTATTTTAGAAAGAACTGGAATCGATATGGATAATGCAGGAATGGATTTAAGAACGTATAAATCTATTACTAAACTCTATCCACAAATTGATGTGTTTGACGATTTTGGTACTACTGTCAACATTGCAATAGGAGCACATGATTTACCGCACTCTGACCCGGAGTACCCTACTACAGTAGCGTTTAATCCGCTTACAGATTACAAAATAGATGTAAGAGCTGCCGGAAGATACTTAGCGTATAAAATAACGCTGGATAGTGCTGATAAATATTTTTCATTAACAGGGTTTGATGCCGAGTTTATGGCTCTTGCTAAGAGGTAATTGCAATGGCAGTAAACCAGAAAACAGACAGCTTGATAACGCAATACGTTAGAGGTTTATACCCACAAAACCCTGACGATTTACACAGGTTTCTACAGAACGAATTTCTTAGGATAGATACGTTTGCTAATCAATCTAGCGAAACTGCTATTACTACGGCTGACACTGCTCCGGTTAACCCTAAACGTGGGATGACCAGATTTGCTGTAAATCCCTGGTATCCTATTGCAAGTATTACAACCGGAGATACCGGGTTAGTAGTTTATGACGGATCTGCCTGGCAGCAAGTAGGCTCTAGCAGCAACAGCAGCAGCACGTTAGTTTTTACAAGTAATGCTGAAGCTACTTACAAAGCTAAAGAACACACTTTTGCTCATGGCTTAGGACAGGTTCCTGACCTGGTCCAGGTAGAATTAATCTGCACGACTGCTGAATTAGATTTTTCAGTAGGTGATATAATTGTAGCAACAGGATCACACGCACACGCATCAGAATCACAAAATAATGAGCGTGGTATAAGTGTCATGAAAGACGCTACCAACGTGAGCGTAATGGTTGCAGAGGATGGGATTGGTTTGGTTGTTAAGCCAAGAATGACACCGGCTGCTATCACGGGTGCATCATCAACCGGTCAGCAGATAACAGTTAATACCTCTAATGGATCTCAATACAACCAGGCAAGAGTTTTGATTGCTGGTTTCCAGGATAATACATTAAACGGCGAGTTTACTGTAGATTCTACATCATCAACATCTTTCGTATACACGACATCTGGTTTTAGCAGCGGTAATTTGGGTGGGACAAGAACAGTCCAGGCTATTGGTAACAGTGCAAAGATAGGCGACACTGATGTTAATGGCGGGCTTTCACATTGGGACATAAAAGTTAAGGCTTTTGTATTTAGCTAGGGAGTTGACAGTGGACACGCTTACTAAAGATAACTTCTTGCCTAACTTTACTAATTTTGAAAAACATTTAAAAACAGTAAGTTTTGATGGCGAAGTTAATCCTGTTGACGGTGTTTTATACCCGGACATATCAACCGATATACCAGGGCGTGTTTTAGATAGCATAAGAGAGTTTATAAATAAGTATTTTGATGTCCAGGAATATAGTATTCCGTTTATGAGACGAATGACTCATGGTCTGGTTGCTCCGCACCAGGCACACAGCGACAGGGTTATGGGAACTCATTCGGTTATGTTTTACCTAACAAACCCAAAAGGAAAATCAGGAACAGCTTTGTTAAAACATCGTGTTGAAAGCAGTGTTAAAGATTGTGGGGACGAGAACGCATTAAAATGTTTTGAAGACACTAATAACTACGAAGCGTGGGAAGAAATTGAAATGATAGCCATGAAGAAAAACCGGCTATGTATTTTTGATGCCGACAGATGGCATCGGGCAGAACCAGTCAAAGGATACGGTAGCAATAATGAAGACAGTCGTATTGTTTTGACCTGGTTTTTTACCGCAAAAGAGAGAGCATACAATGATAACTACGAGACTAGCAGGTATTGAAGACGCAAAGAATGTATTACCATTACTAGAAGAGTTCTTTTTACAGACTAAACACCATATCGATCACGGTGTTCCCTGGATAGAAGAACAGACTAGCAAAGTATTAGACAACTTAATAAATCATTCTGAATCGGGCGTAATAATAGCCCAAGATAAAGATGGTAAAGTAATTGGAACGACAGCAGGTCTTAAAACCGATCTATGGTTAGCCCCGTGCAGCTCAGTAGGTGTCGAACTATTCTGGTATGTATATCCAGAGCATAGGAAAACAAGAGCAGGTTATTTGCTTTTTCAGGCATTAGAAGCCTGGGCAAAAGATGTTGGCTGCGATGCTTTAACAATGGTTGCATTGGACCATTTAGAAGCAGACAAGATTGCAAAGGTATACAGAAGAAAAGGTTATGAACCAATCGAACGTGCATATATAAAGAGGTTATAAAAATGGCGGCAGTAACAGCAACAGTGGCGGCAGCAGGCATAGGATACAAAGCCTCCAAAGACGCTTCAAAGGCAGCAAAAAGAAACACAGATAAAACAATTGCTGCAAACAAAGCTGCATCTGATAAACAGTACGATGCTCAAATGGCTGGCTTTAATTTATCAAAGCCTTATTTTAAGGATATATACAGGGACGCACGGACTGCTAGAGATGCAGCATCAAGTGCAGGTCCTTACCAGGGTACGACCTATGCAACGATGGACCCAAGAACTCGCCAGGGTTTAGAAACACAGTTTGACGATGCAGTAAACAACCGTAATACAGCAATGGGGATAGCGGATGCTACCTCTGGTTTTGCTAACAATGCGGTAGACCTCTACGGTATGGCAGGCCAGGATAATCTAGCTGGTGCAATGGAATACGCTACTGGGGATCGTTATGATAATCTAATGCAGGCGGCAATGCGTGATCCTTATAGAAATTTAACAGAAAACACGCTAACCGGGATTGATGCTTCTGCTTCAAGAGCTGGTAACATGAATAGCTCAAGAGCAGGTATTGCTGATGCTATGGCATTAAGAGATTACCAGGACAGGTCAGCAGATACTGGTGCAGCAATTCAAAGCGATCTTATGAATCAGTACATAGACCAGAAAAACAATCAGTTTTCTAACATGACTACTGCTAATAACAATCTTGCTGGCTATTTTGGCGATGCTATGAATATGCAAAGCGGTGCTACAGCCAACATGATTGGTGCAGGTAATGCGTTCCAGGCAGAAAACCAAGGAGTCTTTACTGACCAAGCTCAGCAATACGAAAATAAGCGGATGGATAATATAAACCTAATCGGTGCTCAAGGTAATATTATGAGCGGAGCACCTACTCAGGGAAGTGTATCCAATCTGCAATATCAAAACCCAGGAAACTTATATGATCCTAAATCAGCAGGCATAAGCGGTGCTTTGAGCGGAGGCATGGCGGCCTATGATATGATGGGGCGTCCTAATTTATTCGGCGGTAGTCAACCAGCAAACCCGATTACACCTTCAATGTGGAGTAATGCTTATGCCAATAAAAGCACAGTACAGCCGCCTGGTGTTGACCTAAATTTCGTAGGAGCAAGATAAAATGACTCCAGACCAACAATATCAACAATTACTGCAACAATATAACGGTAATCACCAGCTTGCTAGTTTGGCTATGTCTCAACCTGCAATGGCTCAGTATTTATCTACGCCTCAACAAGATCCTAATGTTAGCCCGGAATCTTTACGACAGCAGTTTAACCAGGCACAGGCGTCTGATTCTGGAGTATTAACCCAGCCCGGTAGTCTTCCAGCTAGTGGTGGTCCAGTAAGCCGTACTATACCGCAGCCTATACTTTCTCAGCCAGGTATGCCAGAGCGTCCAGAGTCTCCTACATACGGCGGCAATGTTGGTCTTAGTATGTTTCAAAGATCAATGGAAAATGCGGCAAAAGGTGGCCCAGGAATGTATGCAGGGTTAGCCCAGGGTTACAACGAGCATATGGGCAAGCAGTTTGAAGCTGATATGATTAAGTATAAAGACGAAATGGGCAGATACGACACAGGCGTTAAGAGATATAACGAAGCTGTTAAAAAGCAGAAAGAAAATAAAGAACAGCTTGCAAAAGATTTAATTCCGTATCAAGAACAATTAGGTAAGCTCCGAAACGTAAGAGAGCGAATGCAAGTCCAGGGCGGTGGTCTTACAGGTATTGATGAGCTTTCTGATTTTAACAGGATAAAAGACAAGTTTGTTGATGAACCGGTAGCAAACCAGAGAAAGTTAACTAGAAGACTTCTTAACGATATTGGTGTTGACTATACGTTACTTAAGATTGCTCAAACAAAAGGTGCAATCTCTAACAAAGAGATGGACTTATTTATGACTCCAGTTCCTAACATGAACTCCTCTGAGGGTGAATGGGAGCTATGGCTGAACAAACAGATTCAGGCAATGGAAAGTACCATTATGAACATGGAAAGAATTTCCAGTGGACAGATGCAGCCGATACAGCAGGACTACAGCTCGCAAATAAACAGTCTACTTGCAGACAATCCTGCCACATCTTCAGATACTCCTGCATCGACTAGCAATGCTATCAAGATAGAAATCAAAGATGGCAAAGTTCAGTAATACTTTTAGGATATAACTATGGCTCTTTATCAAATTGGCAAGGGAACTTACGAGTTGCCGGACAACCTTGATCCTGAACAATTGAAAAACTATGCCCAACAGGTATACGACAAATATGAAGCTACACGTCAAAGTGATTTTGGCTACGGTATCGATAGAATGCAGCAAGGTATCGGATATGGTATTGATGCTATAGGCAGAATGACAGGCAGCGAAACTGTTGAACAGTTTGGACGAGACCAGATAAATAGAAATCAACAGCAGATCGAAGAAGGAAGATGGTCTCCTGATTACGCAGGTAACTTCAGCGATCAAACAGGTATTAAAAATAAGTTTGGCTATGCCTTAGAGCAGCTAACTACTCAAGGACCACGGACAGGAACAGCCCTAGTGGGCGGTGCAGCAACCGTTGTAGCAGGTATTTATTCAGTACCAGCAGCAGCTATAGTTGGCGGCGGTACGTTAGCATTAAACTGGGTACAGTCAACTGGTGAAGCAGCAGAAGAGACTGAAGAAAAGACTGGCGACTACAACGAATGGATAGCAGCCGGAACAGGTACTTTGGTTGCTCTTTTAGATAGATTCGGGGCAGGTAAAGTTATACCAAAAGATCAGTTAATGAACATGACTGGCGATCAGCTTGTAAAAGAGTTGACTGAAAAAGGTTTTGGCGAAGCTGCGACTGAGGTTGCCAAGAAAATAGGACAATCAGCTAAGTCTGAAATTGGTACTGAGCTGCTCCAGGAAGCTGCCATTGTAGGACAGTCAGCAGCCCAGGGCGGCGAATATACAACAGGCGAACTTGCCGACCGAGCTATAGACACAGCCGTTCTAGCCGGTACTCAGGGTGGTTTAATACGAGGAGCAGGCGAAGGCGTAAGAATTGTTGCAGGCGACTCCCAGCAAACTAAGTTTGACAAAATGGAAACTGCTTTGCAGCCGATTCTAGGCCGTGAACGTGATCCTACAAACCTTGATAGCGAAGCTGAGTATAGACGTGCTCAGACGATTATGGATGCTATAACAAAAGCAAGAAATGGAGATTCAAAAGCAGCTAACGAAGCTTTGAAATTTATTGATCAATCTGCTGCGGATGCATCACTAGCTAATCGACTACAAACAATATCTCAGTCCGGGCCTGTTGAAGGAAAACAAACATCTTATGACTTAAAAGATGTTGAAACTCAATCTAAAACAGGTTCTAAAGCTGTTGTTGAGCAAGCACATAAAGATATTGTTGGAGAAATAAAAGCTAGAGAAAAGGTATTATCTAAGCAGTTAAAAGGCACAAAAGAAGAGCCTAGATTCCAGGTATTAATGGAGCGTATACTTGCAGAAACAGGTATATCTTTATCTAAAAACAAAACTAAAAACTATTTAACAAAACAAAACTTTGAAGCTGTTGCTGAGCTTGTAGGTAATACTCAGGAAGGGCAAGAACTGTTAAATTTAATGAGAGAAGCTAACTCTCTATCTAACTTATATGGCGAAGGATTGGTCGGAGGTATATCTAAATATACTGACCAGTTTAATCCGCTAGGAATAAATACCGGGTATGACTCCGGTAGAGCTGTAGCCAATACAGCCAGGATAATTGGCTCCGTGGCAGCCGGTGCATCTACTATGGGTGCTTCTACAGCAGTCCAGGCTGCAACAGTTGGAGCTGGTAGAGTTTTAGGCAGAGGTAGCCGAAGCAATGTAGAAAACTTTATTAAAAACAATATAGATGGCAGACCTTTAGAATCTCAAAAGCCTCCAGAAGTCAGGAGTATTGTTGACGACCAGGAAAAAGCAAATGCAGACGCACGTTTAGCTGCTGAAGTAAAACAAAGAGAAGCAGAAGAAAACGCAAGACAGAAAGCTGAAGAAGCAGCAACCGAAAAGGCTGCAATAGAAGCTGAAAACAGACAAAGTGTAAAAGACAACGATCCTCCAGTTCCTACCAGTCCACAAGGTACGCTAGAAGCTGCCACCGGTCTTGATAGAACTATGGTTGCTCGTGCATTGCGGATGCTAGAAGGAAAAGGAGCCTCAAAAAGATTACGCCAGGCTATCCAAGAGTATAAAACTTCGGTCGATATTGGCGGTAAGATAAAAGGCAAGATGCTTAACAATTTAATTCGTAAAGTAAACGGATTAGCTAATCAATATCCAAACGTAATAACCCGGATAGCCCAGCCTGACACTGGTGCGTTTCCTAATTACGTCCAGGAACAAGAACGAGTTTCTTACAAAGAAAGTGAAGCATACGCTCGTGGCGTAGAGGCAAACAATAACTTTGCTAAAGCACTTACAGATGAGCTTGATGCAGATCAATCTATCGAGCCTGTTGTTAAAGCACAGATTGGCCGTGTTCTTCTTGATTTTAGTATGCCATTAAATCCTGACCCGGTAACTCGTATAAATCAGATTATGGCTAGTGTGTCAGAAAACATTTCTCCTGCTTTAATCGATAAATACATAACGCCATACGCTGAACGTGTGATGCGTCAGCAAGGTCAAAAGCCTATTGATAGAGAAGACTCCCGTGTTGTACCTGTACCGTTCGGTAACGAGCGTATGCAGGGTATATTCGGTGTTAATGATCCTACTGAAGGCGGCAACTACATTAACCTTGACGATAATAATGCAGATGTTACTGGAACTAGCTACACCGGTGGTACAGTTTCGATTGTAGACGGTAAACCTGTCCTGGAAACTAATGACATCCCTTCAAATCCTGCTACTAAAGATTTAGGATGGAAAACCAAGGTAAATCTATTTAAGAAAAAAGCTGGATGGTCTTGGGTAGATACTCCACGAACAGAAGAAACAATTGTATCTACTGAATCTCGTGGCAAGCACCATTATTCTCTTGCAACAGATTTTCAAACGCCAGTTACCCTGGAAACATACCCTAAGCAAAAAAGCGAACCTCGCATGAGGCCTTCAACTTATGGTGATGTAATCCTGGGAAATAAAGTAGGGACGATTAGTGTCCGTGGCAAGCCCCACCCAGTCTATGACACAGTTACAGTTGTTCCTAAAGACCAG